TAGAAGCACCTGTTGCAGACCAAGAGATAGCAACTTCATCACCAATACGTTGTGTAAGTGTGCTGATTTGTTGACCTAAAACGCTTTGACGCTTGTCATAACTGATTTGCAATTCATCCAAATTTGTAATCAATACAGGCTCTAAAGCAAATTGATTTAATGAATAAGTGCGGTCAGTATCTGTTCTTTCGTTAATTGAAAGAGGGAAAGTTGCAGGATTCTTAACCACCGTTGGGTTTGAACCTGACTGTGGAACGTGTACTGTTCCAAATGCGATATACGCTGAATGATCTACTGAATAAGGTAAGAAGTCAGCATTTCTGTTTAATGCTTCTTGTACATCTGATACCCAAATTTCTTTTATTAATGCCATTTTGTTTTTGTGTTTTTACGTGAATAATTAATCTATTTGAATTTTTGCGCCACATGGTAAGAAAATAGTTCCATCATACCAAAATGATTGACACCATGTTTTACCTGCTGCTCCTGTAACTGTTGGAGCATCAATACCAGTTCCGAAAGTAAATGTTTCTGAACCTGTTGTTTTTACTTTAATATGTAATGCTGCACCCGCTTTTAATTCGCTTGAAAGCGTTAAGTCAAGTGTTGCGTTACCAGTTAAGGTAGTTAACGATGTAACAACGGTTTCGTTGTTGCTAATTGTTGCGGCAGTTGTGCCTGTGGCAGCAATCGTTAACGTGCCTGCTGCGCTGAATGGGTTGTTGATTGTTGCCATTATTTTTTATTTGTTTTTATTGGTTTATTTTCTATTTCTGTTTCTCTTACTTTTACTACATAAGCATTATTGGTTGACTGCGCATAACTTGCTGCCTCACTATGTTTGATGAAGCAATTGCCATCCTCAAAACAATAAAGCATATTAACCGTTGGGTTTGCGTTCCAAATTGCTTCCATGATTAGAATTTTTTATCTGTTGTAGGGTTGTAGTTTGGTGACAAGTTAGCAGGCAAGTTGTTAATTAATGCCTCAAATGATGCTGCATTATTATTTCTCATTTCTGCTAAACCTTTTGGGTCATTCTTTGACCAATCGTTGAAAGTCCAAGACTCACGACCTGCAACTGCTGCTGGTGTGTTTGCTTTGTTTTCAAAGATAGGTGTGTATGCAGGTGTAAGCTTGCTAAACACATCTTTCAATTCATCGTTTGACTTGTTAGATGTTAAGTAAATTTCTTTACTTGCATCAGCAATTTTACCCTCTTTTATTGCGTTTTCAATAAGTTCAACTTTCGCTGCTTGTACCGCTTCGTTGTTAGCATCTTTCAACGCTTGTAATTCGTTGCTCTGTGCTTCAATGCTTGCTTCTAATTCAGCAATCTTTGCATCTTTAGCGTTAACCGCTTCAACGATAGCCTCTTCACTTGCCTCGTTAGATAGCTTTAATAAATCAGTTAATTTATTCATTTTGGTTTCTGTTTTAATTATTACTTTATTGTATATAGCGTGTAACTCGCGCACTGTTGCGTTCATTGCAGGCTTCATTTTCTTTGTTTCTATGATTTCATCAACTATGCCTAAACTCATACATTCTACGGCAGTCATCCACGTTTCTTTAGCCATTAAATCTTTGCACTTATCTAATGTAAGATTTGTATTGCGCTCGAATATCTTTGCTAATGAATTTGTAATTAAACTTAACACTTCTTCATCACTGCCTCCGTTTGCGTTGTGCATCATAAATGTGCCATAATCTGCCATGTATTTCTTTTGGCCACAAATAGCAATAACACCAGCCATTGAATAAGCCATGCCATCAATATAAGTGTTTACAGGTATAGTGCTGTTAAGTATAGCACTAACAATTGAAAGCCCATCGGCAACACTTCCACCAATCGAATTGATACGTATATTGATGCACTTAACTTGATCCGAATAACTATCGTTAAGCATCTGAATATCTTCTGCGATAAAAGCACCGTTAATGCCATTATCCATACCATCTATATTGCCGATATGCTTATAAATAAGCATTGTTGCAACCTCGTTAGATATGTTCGTAATTTTCATTGTACAAAAATCGTTACATATTTGCAGTTGAATCAAAATAAGTTACTAATTTTGTGGTGTTTAGTAACTAATATTTAAAAATGGCAAACCCCAAAAACGATATAGCAGAAAAGAAACAAGCCGCAAAAGCTCGCGTAACTGCTCACTTAACAGGCGAATTAAAAAAGAAATTCTTTGATGAAGTCGAAAGGACTGGCACCAAAGAATCTTATTTGCTCAAAGAAATATTATCAGAGCATTATGGAAAGAATAGGTTTTAGATTACGCTATTTTAGCTAATTCAGCAGTAATTTGACCATAAATTTGTATTCCTGTGCCTATTGTCCAACTGCCGCTTGGTAATGTAAAGTTTATATCCTTTGAACCTGCAATTGTAAACCCAAGTGCAAAGCCTTTAGTTGGGCTTCCTGCTAAATTTTCATAATAAGCACCGTTGTTAAATTGACTTTTGAAATTAGCAGTAAATGGCAAAGTTAATGTTATTGCACTTGCATTGCTTCCTGTTAATGTCATTGGGCCTATTGCGTAATCAATCCAAATGGTTCTGCCCTCTTGTCTATATTTAACATTCCAATCTGCTGCACCACCGGGTAATGTTAATGTGCCACTTGATGAAGATAAGTAACTTGAATTAAATGCAATAGTATTAAATTGACCATAAAGCAATAAGTCATCGAAATTAAAGTCACCACTAAAAGGTGCGCCTACACTCCAAACTATTCTTCTAATTTCATGAACATTATTTGATGTGCCATCTGAAAACAATGCAGGGTCATAATTAGCAGCAGTTATATTTGTTGTTGTAACAGTGCCAACAATTGTTTGACCAACTCCGGGTGTTAAACCAGATGTTGCAAAACATCTAAATATTTCATCACCATAAACTACACAACCAATAGATATACTTGAACCAACTTTTCTACAACCATACATAATTCTTGCAGGTAAAACCGCAGGATTTACCTCTGTATCATTTTGCGCTATTAACATTTGAATCATATCTAAATCAGATTCTTGATAAGCCGCTTGTAAATGTGCTAATGTGCCACTTTTGAATGGCATTGCACTTGTACTTGAAATGTCTGTGAATTTTACTTTTTTCATTTTAATATGTTATTTTTTGTTTTTAATCCTTTATTCCAAGGTGTTTTGCCTTTTAATTTATTTGATATTTTTAATCTAACTTCATCACTAACTGTTGTGCCTATTTTTTTACTTGGAACTCCTATTTTTGATTTTCTTATTTTTTCTATGGTTTCATTGCTTCTTTTTTTTCCTGCCCAATAACTAACTATATTGCCTTTGTATTTTGCATGTTCATAATTTTCTTTACTTGTACACCATTCTAAATTTTCAACATTATTATTATACCTATTTGAATCTTTATGATTAACAATGTTTTTATTTTCTAACTTTTCTAAAAATGATTCGCAAACTAATCTATGAACTAAATGCCTTTTTTTTATTTTATTTTTACTTAATGAAACTGAATAATAATTTCCTTTACTAAATTTAATAACTTTTCCTTTTAATTTTCTAAATTTTTCCGTTCTTCCGTCTGGTACAAACCTATCATCAGACATAATATTTCCTAAATTGCTAACCTTGTAAAATCCCTCATATCCCTTTATTGGTAAATAAATTTCCTTTTCCATTGTATATTTTTTTTACAAATATACACTTTTTTTTATTAATATGTCACACAATCATAAGTTATACCTGCATAATTATACAGGTCGGCAATTTGCCTAATTATATTTTCATTGTTTGCGCTAATATTCGGTGCAATATCTGTTGCAGGTGGTATTGTTAACGCATTAGCTACACCAATAGGTATATTAATAGTAAATTCATCACCTGTGTTTGCAATGTTTATAGCTTGTATAAATGTTTGTGCTTCGCCATTGCCATAAACTATTAATGAACTATTCACCTCTGTAAATCCAACGTAAAGCACAACATCACTTGGACTGCCCGGGCCTATCCATATATCACTACTGCCCGGCACATTTACAAACGTAGTTCCAAACCATTCATTTAATGCCCATTCAAATAAGATGTGTTGTGCATTGTATTTACAACGCGGTTCGATGCCCACAAAATTGTCTTGAATCTTAAACCAATAGTTTGTGTTTGTTGGCAAATTACCAGTGCTTGCAACCCAACATTGATACACTGCTTTGTCTGTGTATTTCACTTGGTTACCTACCGCGTAAGCAGTTGCACCGCTATACAATGCTGCTGCATTCCCATCTTTAAACGTGCCAAACATTGTGTTGTATAGCACTTGCAATGGTTTAACAAGTGTTTTAGTCCAAGCTTTATAAATCGGCAGCCGCTTCTTTGGTGGTAAGAAGTTGACTGCAAATGTATCTGTGTTTATGATGCTACTCATTATTGTACAATATAAGATAATGTATCTGCAAAGGTATGTGTTGCAGTTGTTTCTTGTACTACATAGCCCGCAATAGTTTGATATTGCACACTATCAACACCAGTTGAAAGATTATACAATGTCACACCTGCGCCATAAGCAACCGTATCTTTTCTTACTAATATACGTGCTAATGATACCGAAATAACACCCTCTGCCGCTTGCATGGCATCAACAACTGCCTGTGTGCTTATAACACCGTTAAATGGCAAGTTAGCCATGTAATTGTTTAATGCTGCCACTACATTTGTGCTTATTACTGCTGAATATTGACCGTTATAGTAGATAGTTGCTGCCACTTCCATCTTATCGCTATTCTCATTGATAATCGTAAACGCAATGCCCGCAGGATTAAAGGTTTCAATGTATCTTTGCAACGATGCTTTTTCTATCAGTGACAATGGCGCTGGAGGATTAGATTTAGCAACCTTAATTAACACCGTTCTGTTAGGCGCGGTTATTACTGCACACCTTGTCAATATTTGATTAGCAGTGTTAATTGTTGGGTATTCAACAGTAAATGTTGTTGTGTTTAATTCAGCAATATCTCCACTTTGAAACTTTAAAACCTTGTTGCGTGTCCATTGTGGTGTGCTTGGTGCTGCGGTGCTTGCTATGGCTTCTAAATCTGTTTTAAATAGGTCTTGCAATTGCTCAAATATAGCTATGCAAGAAGCTACAATAAAATAATATAGATTCCATTTGGCAGTTTGACTTGTTGAGGTCAATGCCGATAATGTTTGGTCTGCATTTTTTGCATCCAACATTGATTGTTTAATTTGTGCTACTGTTCTGGCCATTATACTATTGATGTTATAAGTCCTTTAACTACGGTAACTGTTTTGCCATTAGCGGTAGTAAACGATCCTGTTGCACCTGTTGCAGTTGTATAACCGACAATAGCATTAACAGTTGTTATTGATGTAACTGCATTTTGATTTACTATTACTTTTTCAGTTCCTGTAATTGCGCCTGCTGCTGGTAACTCGGAAATTTTTTGCTCTGCCATTTTATTGTTGTATTATAAGTGTATAACCTGTTTCTGTTAATAATTCGTAACCTAATTCACTTGTTAACGCTATTGATTCAGGAATAAATCCAGTGCGAATAATTGCGTTGTCTAATTGTGGACTGTTGTTGGTAATCAATGTTGTAACTAACACCTCTGTTGTTGGCCCATCCATTGCAGAATAATCGAAGCCTTGCATTGTGTAAGTAATGATAAACTCCTGTATGTTCGTATGGTCTGCCGATTGAATTTCACTTCTGCGCAAGAATCTACTGTTATAAGGTGTTGACCAACCATGTATTAAAGCATTTAAGTCTTGCTTTAGCTGCAATATATCGGTGTCCTCTGTCTTATAGCTTTCAAAACCTAAATGCAAAGCTATTGACATTGTGCCTTGTTGTTGCCCTTGCAAATTCTCAATGTAGTCGGCAGATGGGAACTCAATAAAGCAACAAGGATAATTGAATGGTATATTCACATCCTCGCGCTCAAATTGGTTGTTCCATAGTGCAACATACTTCAATGATTGAAGTGTGCTGATACGTGCCTTTAATTGATTATATATTGCTAACTGCATTACTTAAAAATGTTATCTAATCGTTTAACAATAACTGCTTTTACTTTCTCATTCAAGTTGTAAGAATCGCCCATAAATTGTCGCTTGGGCATATTTTTTAAACCATTGTTATGTCGCGCAGCATAAACCAAATCAGTGCTAATCTTAATAGTTAACGCTGCTCTGTTTGCAGGGTTACGAATAATTGACCGCCTTAAATCTCCAGTCTTAACCAATATTGCGCGTGTTGTGTCATTAACTGTTTTACCGCCTTTAGTTTTATAAGTTGTGCGCTTTCTCGGTTTCCACTTCTGCACATTCTTGTCATCCCACCCTTGCTTCCTAAACGAATCAACAAAGAACACCTTTGCAGTATTCCCAACATCTACAATAGCCGCTTCCATCGCTTTACGCGCTTTCTTTTCTGCCTGTTTTAAATCGAATTTATTGCTCTTTGCCATTATGTCGGTATAGGTAAATTCCAATTCTTTTTAGCCATTTCTTTATCGCCCTTTGCAATGTCAAAGTAAGGGTGTTTGTCTTTGCCCTTTTCTTTAAACACATAGCCATCAATGCCAGCGTTCATCCTAAACAATGGCGGCACATCTTCAGGCGGTGTAAACTTACTCAAATCAGTTTCTTCCCCCTGTGCCAATTGTATCACGGTACAACGGCAACGCCATCCATTAGGTGGATAGTATTGTTTCCAAAAGGGATCGCTTATAGGGCGAATGATGTTATCTAATGCCGCGTGTGTTGGTCTTACTCTGCCATCTCCAACGGTTTGATATTGCAACAACGGCAACACATCGGCATCTGCTTCTATACGCTTCCAATCGGATGCCATACGTGCTGAAGCTTTCGCAGTTTGATATTCGGCTTGCAAATAGTCTTCATTGTATAGCGTAAACATTGGCCTAACTGCCTCTTTGAACTTATAGAAGTTACTTTGCAATTCGGGGTCGGCTAACATCGCAGTCATTGCCCTTGTTTGTTGGTATGTTTTAGCACCAGAAAATATGTAGATGTTATTCGTTAAATCAGCAGTTAATATTTCATCAACCACTGGCGCCAAATCAATGCCATCTCTTAAATATTTCGCAGTCTTTAAATAAATTCCCTCTGGCAACACTTGGTTATTAATCGCACCAATCCAAACATCATTCGACATACGATTAAAATCGTTTTCATCAAATGGTGTTGGTGGGTCAACCTCCTTGTCAATATTCAATATGTCGCAGTAACCGCACATTAACTATAAATGTTTCTTAATCGTTTTGCAATGTTTTCAAGTTGGCTTTCGCTTTCGCTTTCGGTTTCGATTACTTCTTCTTCCTCTACACCCATTTCATTCTGTAATTCGATGCCATATTTATGTTCTAAATATTCGTGTTCAAACTTAACGTAAGGCATAAATGAAGCATCAATCTTTGCTTGTTCTATCAATGGCAGATTCTCACTATCATCATACTTAAATGTGCATCCTGCCAAGTCAAATCCATTGCGAATCATCATCGGCACTAACTGGTCTTCAATGATAAACTGCATTTTTAACGTGTCTTGCTTTGCTATCATTGCAGCAACACCCTCATGAACATTAGCCGAACCACTATAACTCTTTTCATCAGTTGTGCCTGTTTGCCCTAAAATAATCTTACTTATTTCGCTATTGCAACGCTCCACCATTTTATCAAACACTGCATAAGCATCGGTGCGGCTTGCTTGCATCAATTCAATGTTATCGTTTAAATCCAACACAGCCCATGA